CCTGTGCTACCTGCAGTTGGTCGCTTAGGACCTCATCCTCGTTGTCCTGCCAACCCAGCGTAGGGCTGCCCGAAACCACTCCGCCCATCGGCTTGATGGACTCCACCCGGTCGCTAAAATAGACACCGACCACAAGGTCCAAAGTCCCAGCGTCAGTAGTTGCTGACTGAACGTCCGCAAAGACCAAAGGATAGACAATACGCTCACGGCTTGGGGTTCGCAGGTTGATGGTGTTGTCCGTGCCTACCGCAAGAGGGTCGCCCGTCCCGAAGGAGTTGACCTGTGGATGAGCATTTGCAAGGTCCAGCAGGGCTTGCTTGATTTTTATCCATGACATAAGTCTGCAGTTTCAGTATGTTTTTTTTATGCGCTCCCATGCTTAGCAGTCATTACACGCCCCAAATTGACCGTAAGGGTAGGGGTAGTCAAGGTTGCTGATTCCCATCCTCCTGTTGCGGTCCAAGACCATCCCGGTTCGGTAGTTGGTAGCGTTCGGGTAGATGGTATCCAAAGCAGACGGAGGCGAGTTCCACAAGGGGTATGAATTGCGGTTCTCCATCAAGTACCGGGTGATGCGTTCGGAATACCACTCGGCATCGTTCTTGACCTTATCGGTCAGCCTTGTGATTTCTTCCATGCTCATTTGGCTTGATTCTTCGCTTGTTCTACGGACCATCCCCTTGTTCATGTATTTGAACGCAAGGACCATGGGCAACTCATAGTAAAGCCATTGAATCATTGCGGGTTGAATGTAGTCCTCCAAGAGCGTTTGGTTCAGGGCAGACGTTGAACCGCTGACGACCTGCGTAACCAATTCCCCGTAGAGTGCAGAGCCAACGATGGGCTGAATCCGCATCTCCTGCACCTTGACAACCGTAGGACGTATCTGCGTGTAACTGACGTTCTCGTTGATGATGCTATTGTCGAGCAGCGTTTCTTCGCTTATGAATAGTGCCTTCATGCCTTGCTGATTTTATTGCCTTTACGGATGACCAACTGCTGCTCCCATACGTGCCTGCATTGTGGTCTATTCACTCCGCTGGGCGTGTGATACCAACCGCCTCTGCGATTCCATACGGAGTAGCCCATGATTGCAGAAATCCCGTCAATGTCCTCACGGGTGTAAACCTTGCCTTGCCCGGCCAAGTCAAGCATCACCTTGCAGAACTCACGGCTGGAGCCTTTGTCCTTGTTGCTAAAACCCGTGGCCCATGCGTACTTGTAGCGGACCTCCAGTACAGGCTCGGCAACTTCCTTCACGTTCTTGGGCAGGTTCTGCTCGGCTATCTTGTCCACCGCCCTGCTGATTGGGTAGCGGTCCTTTGTAATTAGGTAGGCGACTCGCTTGGCGACCTTGGCCTTGCTGACCCCGAACTCCTTTGCCATTTCTTCAACCGATGCGTCCCGGTTCTTCTTGCGGTAAGCCTCAATCTTCAGGTCCAGTTCGACTTCTTCCTCTCCCAGTTCGGCAAAGGCCTGTCGCACTTGGTCGTCTAAATCGGTGTCGAACCGCATTGGCTTCGAGTGCATCACATGGTAATCGTCTGCATGACAACCGAACTTAGAGGCAACGACCTCCAAGACTTTGAATTCTTCATCGCCCCATCCGTAGTCCTCGTCGTCATCTTGGCCCCAAGTCGGTTCGCTGAACTCTTGGGCCTGCACTCCGAGCATCGTGTCAATCTCTTGGGCAGACAAACCGAACCCAGCCGAGAGCATGGTCCGAGCCATCTCCAGCGTGATTTTCTCCTGCATATACTGACGCACGATTCGCATCAGGTTTTGATACTCACGGCCCGACAACTTCTTGATGTTGTCGTTGCTCTGCAAGGCTTCCACGGCTTGCGGTTGCTCATCGGGTTGGGGATTAGGTCCCACCACGTCGGCAGGTTTCTCCAAGGGTTGCAGACCTGCTTTTTCCCGAAGTTCGTCTTGGGTCATTATCTGCAAGAGGGCTTGCTCGCTTAGTCGCTCCGTGATAGGCTCTACGGGGATAAGTTCCATCCCTTCCACTCCATTGAAGGAACCGAGGTAGTTTATCATCCGCTCCACTTTGCGGACCCGGTCGTTGACGTAGGTGGCCTTGAACAACTCGTAAGCCTCAACTAATTCAGTCCTTCCTCCGAGTTGGCCCTCGGTTTTGACACCGAATAACGCTGGATTCGTTACACGATGTGCGATGAATATCTCTTGCTGGATGGCTTTGTTCAGGATTTCGAACTGCTTATCCATGTCGCTCGGAGTGAGCGGTTCCAGCGTCGGGGCCTTGGCTGCATCGTCGTTGAAGGTTACAACGAAGCGACCAGCGTTGTCGGTTCCCGAAAACTTGCGTTTGATTTGCCTCTCGATGTCGCCCTGTTCTTCGGGGGTCGGGATGCCGTTGTTGAAATTAATCAAGTAACCGCCCCAAAAGTTGTTGCGGAGGTTGTTGTTGTGGAAGTTCGCCACTTGCACGTCTGCCTCAATCCAAGCGTTCCCCCCGATGTATTCCGGCAAAGGGTAGTGTTTAACGCCAGCAGCATAGACCCGATAGTAGAACAACTGCTTTCCGAGGCGGTTCTCCGGGTCGAAGGCCGGAATCTTCTCGATGTCCCCGACCTTGGGGAACAACTGCATCATGTCGTCGTTGTACCAGTCAGCGACTTGGAACATCTTTTCTTCCTTGTCAACCCTGATTTTCTCAAACGGGACATGCTCCATCTTCGCAATCGTGCCAAGTTTGGACCAAGTAACCGCAACCGCAAAGCCGTTAAATAGTTCTAAATCAAGGACCAGTTTCTCCGTGATGTCGTTCAAGTCCTCGGTGCTGGACATTCCGTCGAAGAACTTGATGAACCGGGCCTGCTGCTCCACGGTCAAGTCATCCCCTGCCTGCCATCCACCGCCCATGATGTAGTTCACCTTGCCGTTGACAATAGCGTTGTGCTTGCTGCTCCTGCGATAGTTGTCCAGCAGGTAGTAGGGGTATTCGTTCGCAAAGCCGTAGGTGATGTACTTGCCGGAGCGGTTCTCCAGCATTACAGGGACCTTATGTTCTATCCCCAACCATTGGGTGAAGTGCTGCGTTGACTTGCTCATAGGGTATGGGCGGTAAATGAAAGGGCCGAAATCGTGATACTTGCACCGCTATCGATTGCGTTGACGTAGATGGTGAACTCATCGTTGACCGCACCCGTAACGTAAGCCTCCGTGTAAACCGCATGGCCGTTCGTGTGAGCCGTTGTGATGTCGGTCATTGACTGGTCAATCGTTGTGCCGTTCTTGGCGATGTAAACCTTGATTTGGTGGTTGTTGCCTTGTGCCAAGACCATGGACGCAGCGATGCGAAGGGTTGCACCCGTTGTGCCTGTGTAGGTCAGCGAGTTGGTGGTTCTTGAAAAATTGTAGGTTGACAAAACGCCTGAATTCATCGCACTTGTCAACTTGACTCTTTGCCCCTGCGTTGGGGTGAAAGCCGTGTTGGTGTCTAGGTAAAGGTTCGCAAAGCCCCGCTCCCGGTCAAGCGTGGCGGTATCGGCAAGGTCATCGAACAAGCCGCCCACACGGGATGCGGTGTTCGCCCCGGCAGCGGTTTCGTTGGTAATGGTTAAGGCGCTCGCTTGGAGGTCGCTTCGTGTTTGTACGCTCATGCGAAGGATTGGTCAAAGGTTGAATCGAAAACCCTCACGCTGGATGCGAGGAAGGTGTTGTAAGTGATTGAATTGGCGTAGGTGTTGAAGCCTATCGTTGCGGTTTGTAGAAAAGCCAAGCCCGTTTCAACGACCGCCAAAGCAGCGGCAACCGTGCTATTGGTATCGTAAACTTCGTAACGATACGAGCCTGTTTCAAGCGACCCCACGGCAATCGAAAATTGGTCATAGCGGTTGGTATAAGATGACAGGTTTGCGGATTTCAGCAGGGTGAAATCGGTCGTGGTGTTCTTTGCGATGCTCGTGAGTCGCAATATGTAGCGGTCCCCCGTGCTGGAACGCTCGGTCCAAGTAACCGTCAGGGTGTTGGTCGTGTCAGGGTTCAGGTAAAGCATCTGCTTGTAAATGTGCGATGCCCCCGAATTTCACAATTTGCGCCCAATCTGCCTGTACAACTCCGCCCGCTTCTTGGCGGTTTCTGCCACGTTGAACTGCTTTTTGATGTCCCTCGTTAGGTTGTCAGCCAAGCCTTTGCGAAGGTCGGGGTCAAGGATTAACTGCTTGATGTACTTGTACCAGTCCTTGGGCTTGTTGTAAGGCACCAAGAACCCGTTCTCTCCGTGTCGGATGACATCGGTGTAGGGGATGGTTTCGGATGCGATGATGGCCTTGTTCATCCATCCTGCCTCGACCACCTTCAACTCGGACTTGAGTTTGTTGAACTTGGTGTCCCTCAAAGGTGCAAGGGTAACGTTCACGAAGTTGTAGCCCCCGACGTAGGAGTAGATGTCAGCAGCCTGAATGCGTCCGTAGTTCGGGTTGTTCCCTTGGTCGCTGATTATCTTTTCGTAGCCCTCGTAAACG